AGGTAGGATCGTTAGCTTACAAGGACGCCGAAAAGTTTCCGGTGGGTCCGTGGTGTGAACAAGGTGACTGGGTAATGTTTGCCCGGTATGCCGGGTCTCGTTTCAAAATAGACGGCGGAGAAGTTCGCATTTTGAACGATGACGAGGTTTTAGCCAAAATTCAGGAACCTGAAGATATTTTGCATTTCTAGGAGTTGAAAATGGAAAAAGAAGACGAACAGATTGAATTGGAATTGGGTGATTCTGCCGAAGTAGAAGTTTCGGGTGGGGAAGAAAAAGAAGGCGACATACCGCTTGCTGCCGAAGGTGACGACAATTTTGACCGGGCTGACAACGCTACGCAAAAACGGATTGACCGTTTAACTAAAAAGATGCGTGAAGCAGAGCGTCAGCGTGAAGAAGCGTTGAAATTTGCTCAAGGTGTGCAGGCCGAGTCACAAAGCCTAAAAAACCGTATGGACGCGTTAGACACTAACTACGTCAACGAATACACCAATCGTGTGGAGACTCAAACCACCGCAGCAGAGCAAGATTTAGCCCGCGCCATAGAAATTGGTGACACAAACGGTGTTATTGAAGCGCAGCGTAAGATTACACGTTTAGCTATTGAAAATGACCGGGCACAAACTGCAAAAGTACAGCAGCAGCGGTATGCCCAGCAGGCTCAAGCTCAGCAGCAGGCTCGCTTACAGCAGCCTATGCCTCAACAACAGCCCCGCCGCCCAGACCCAAAAGCAGAGCAGTGGGCTCGCCGAAACGACTGGTTTGGCGAGGATGAGGCAATGACGTATGCTGCTTTTGGCGTACATAAAAAGTTAGTTGAAGACGAAGGGTTTGACCCGCAGTCCGATGACTACTATAATGAACTGGATCAGCGTATGCGGGCAGAGTTTCCGCATAAGCTAAACGGTGGTAGCAAACGGCCCGCTCAGACGGTTGCTTCCGTATCCCGCAATACATCTGGGCGCAGTAGTGGGAAAAAGGTTAGACTCACCCCTAGCCAAGTCGCAATAGCGAAGAAATTGGGTGTGCCGCTTGAAGAATACGCGAAATACGTGAAGGAGTAGTTAGCATGTCTGAAGAACAAAACGAAATGTTTGAAGGTTCTGTAAAACGATCTTCTCGCGCAACACAAACTAGGGAGAAGACGGCAAGGCGTAAGCCGTGGGCTCCCCCGTCTATGTTAGATGCACCGCCTGCACCGGATGGGTTCAAGCATCGTTGGATCCGGGCTGAAACCCGTGGTTTTGACGATACGAAGAACGTCAGCGCTAAAATGCGCGAAGGTTGGGAACTGGTTCGTAAGGACGAGTACCCAGACTTTGAGGCCCCGGTAGTCGAATCAGGAAAATACGAAGGTGTGTTTGGAGTAGGTGGACTTGTTCTTGCTCGTATCCCGGTTGAAACCATTGCCGAGCGGACAGCGTACTTTGCACAACGCAGCGCTGACCAGATGGAAGCGGTTGACCATGATATGATGCGTGAGAACGCACATTCAACCATGACGATTAACAAACCTGATCGTCAATCTCGTGTAACCTTTGGCGGCCCACAGAAATAGTTTTAGGGTCGCCCTGATTAGGAGAAAACTCAAATGGCAAATCAAAATACTGCCTACGGTCTTCGTCCAATCGGGCTAGTTGGAAGTGGTGCTAATTCTACCGGTGTAACCGAGTACGAAATTGCTTCCAACAACACCAATGCCATTTTTCAATACGCTATTGTCACCCCTACGGCGGCTGGCGTTATTGATTATGCTGGCGCGACAAGCGGCGGCACAACACCGGCACTGGGAGTCCTGATGGGCGTTCAATACCACGACTCAGTCCAGAAGAAGCCTGTATGGCTCAACTACTGGCCGGGTTCCGGTTCTGTCAGCGTAGACACAAACTACCCTGTTAAGGCGTTTGTAGCTGACAATCCAAACCAACTGTTCAAAGTCGCGTCTGACGCATCATTGACTGACCGTGCAACTGCACTGGCAGGCGTGTTTGCAAACGCTTCTCTGGGCACTTCAGCACGTACCGGCAGCACCAACACAGGTTCTGCAAACGGTGCACTTAGCGTGTCTTCAATTGCGGTAACGGCTACTCTGCCACTGCGTATCGTTGGCATCATGGATGATGCAGCAAACAACGACTACACAGCAGCAGGTATTCCGTTGATCGTTCGTTTGAACGCACATTTCAACGCCAACACAAGCCGTTTTGACTCGCAGACAACTGCGACCTCAACAGGCGTTTAGGAAAGGGGATAGAAAATGGCTATTTCTCGCGCACAACTAGCGAAAGAGCTTGAGCCCGGCCTGAATGCCTTGTTCGGACTTGAGTACGACCGCTACGAAAATGAACACGCTGAAATCTTCGACGAAGAGTCTTCAGATCGTGCATTTGAAGAGGAAGTGATGCTCGGTGGGTTCTCAACAGCACCAACCAAAGGTGAAGGCGCAGCCATCACTTTTGACGATGCTCAAGAGACTTACACAGCACGGTACACACATGAGACAATCGCTCTGGCATTCTCAATCACTGAGGAAGCTATCGAAGACAACTTGTACGACCGTCTGGCATCACGCTACACCAAGGCTCTGGCCCGTTCAATGGCTCAGACCAAGCAGATTAAAGCTGCTGCAATCCTGAACAATGCGTTCAGCACAGGCAGCCCAATCGGCGACGGTGCAGCACTTTGTTCAAACGCTCACCCATCATTGTCCGGTAACCAGACCAACATTCTGGCTACTGCTGCTGACCTCAACGAGACTTCTCTTGAGCAGATGCTGATCGACATTGCGGGACTGACTGACGAGCGTGGTCTGAAGATTGCTGTTCGTGGTACAAAGTTGATTATCCCGAAAGAACTGCAATTCATTGCAGAGCGGGTCATCAACTCAAACCTGCGTTCAGGCACAGCGGACAACGACACCAACGCAATGAAGAACATGGGTATGTTGCCAGAAGGGGCCGTGGTTAACCACTTCCTGACTGACACAGACGCATTCTTCATCAAAACTGACGCACCAAACGGTTTCAAATACTTTAACCGTTCGCCGATTAAAACAGCAATGGAAGGTGACTTTGACACCGGAAATATGCGGTTTAAGGCACGTGAGCGTTACAGCTTCGGTGTTTCTGATTGGCGTTCTGTGTTCGGTACTCCGGGCGCAGCGTAAACATCTTTTACAGATGCGGAGAGGGCGGCAGTTGCCGCCCTTTCTTTTTTGTTGTATAGTAAATTTATCCCTGACAGCCGCATTGTGCGGCTGACACTAGCCACGACAGGAGATAATCATGGCTCTATCTACTTTTTCCGGTCCAGTGCGTTCAAACGCTGGTTTCCAAATTCCCGTTGTAGTCACCGCAGATTTGCCAGCTTTTGGCGATGTTGCCGTTGGAACAGTTTACATGGTCAGCGACAATGGCGCTGGTGATAACGAGTATTGCATCGTAATCAACACAGGTGCTGCTTGGGTAACTGCTGTTGGTGCCGCTCTTAGCTAATAGGAGGCCGCAATGGCAGGTTCTGACGTAAAAGCAACGCGCTTGACGGCTACCGGTTCTGCCGGTGTCGGCCCTGCGCGTATTCGTCAGATACAGGTTTTGACCACTACCGGTACTCCTCGTCTAACCATTACGGATGGTAATGGCGGCGCGACAGTTCTGGACTTGGACTTTCTTGCATCTGACTCCCACTCAGTAAACATTCCCGCAGAAGGCATTAGGGTGTCAGATATTTACGTATCTGCTTTTACCGCTTGTACTGCTGTGACTGTTTTCTACAACTAAACGGAGGCTCAAGTGGCGCGTGAAATTAGTTCTATATCAAGGGTAGGGACTTCAGAGCCATTTGAGCTTCAAATTGCCCGAGGCCAAATAACGTACCATTCTGTACGAAATATTTTTGGTTTTAATGCATCCATAGGAACTTCGTATAGAACGCCGTGGGAGCTTGCTAATACAAATGCGTTGCCGTTGATTAGCCCTGCGGCTCAGTTAGACGTAGCAAGTAGTGATGCGGGGGATACGACGCAGGTTGTTCGTTTAATTGGGCTTGATGCAGATTATAACATCATAGCTGAAAATATCAGCTTAAATGGTACAACCACAGTTACAACCACAAACAGTTTTAAGGCTATTAACGATTTTATTACACTATCAGGTAATTGTGCGGGTAATGTGACCGCTAAAATTTCCACAGTAGTCTATGCACAAATAACCGCTGGAACAGGCAGAAATCAAGCGGCTATATTTACCGTACCCGCTGGTTACTCTTTTTACTTAGCGCGTATTGACGCTTTTTCTGCGACAGCCACCGGCGCAAGTAAGTATATAACTTTCCTAAATAAAAACACCTTCAGTGATGGGCGCATTTTTAATGTGGCAGAAACTACGTTTGCTCAACGAATGGACATACAAAGAGTTCTCCCGTTTAAAGTTTCGGAAAAAACAACTTTGGAATTTCAAGCCAAAGTTAATAGCACTACAGCGGAAGTAGGTATTTTTGGAGAAGGATATCTTGTACAGGAGACGCCATAATGGCTACCACTAAAAATGTGACTCGAACACCTTCCGGAAGAATTAAATATAGGGGTGAAACCTTTGCTGGATACAACAAACCAAAACGCACTCCCGGAAAGTCAAAAAAGTCTGCTGTTCTGGCTAAAAAGGGCGATCAAATTAAGTTGGTTCGGTTTGGTGACCCCAACATGTCTATTAAGAAGGATCAACCGGCACGTAGATCAAATTTTAGATCAAGACATTCCTGTGACACCGCAAAAGATAAGTTCTCTGCCAGATACTGGTCCTGTAAGGCGTGGTAATATGAAAACAGTAGACGTATTAAAACTCTTAGAGAAGCATGAAGAAGAATGTAACCGCCGATATGCGGACATTCAGCGTCAGTTGGATAAGCTAGACCTGCGCTTGTGGGGCATAGCTGTTTTAATTGTAGCCGCAGCAATTGCTCAACGGATGTTTTAATGGCTTATTCTCGCAAATCAAAAAGCGCTTCTTCTAAAAGTAAAGGAAGCAAGATTTGCCCGGAAGGAAAAGCGTGGGCTAAACGTACTTTTGACACGTACCCTTCAGCGTATGCCAATTTAGCGGCATCTAAGTATTGTAAAGACCCTAACTATGCCAAGAAATCTAAGGGCGGTAAAAGGAAGGGCAAGTAATGGGAAAATTACAGGAGTGGTTAGATGAAGACTGGGTCAGAATTGATAGCTCGGGTAATATTTCGGGTCCATGTGGTACGTCAAAAGATAAGCGTAACCCTGACCGTTGCCTTCCTAGACGTAAAGCTCAAAGTCTTAGCAAGTCTGAACGTGCTTCGACAGCGCGTAAAAAGAAGCGTGAAGGAGCTAAAGGAAAGCAAGTTGTGGCAAACACTAAGGCTGCCAAAGTAAAAAAGATGGCTAATGGTGGCGTTGCGGGCTATGAAACAAAGGCAAAAAGGTCTTTTCGGGGTAGTAGTATTCCCGGTACGGCTGTTGCGAGAGGCTGCGGCGCGGTTATAAATGGCCGACGAAAGCGCACCAAGGGGTCGGTGTCACAAGCATGAATATGATGGTTTTTAACACCGGAAAAGAGCAGCAAATCTGTGCAGAAATAATTGCATGGACGGAGCACACGCTTAGTAAACCAAATTCTTTTTATAACGGGCTTCCGCCGTGCCCATATGCCCAAAAAGCTTGGACGGATGAAAAGGTAGCTTTACTTTTTAAATATGACGATAATATGCAAGCTTTGTATAGCACTTTATCTCAGTGGGAAGACAGTTTAGACTTAGTTATTATAATAGACCTGAATTTTACAGAGGATCCAGACGTTTTTCACGAGTACTTACGGGAGTTAAATGAGGCAATATCTATGGGGGTCTTTATAGACCGGGATATGTGGGTCATGGGCTTTCATCCACATGATGAAGCCAATGATTTTATAGACGACCAAAGCTTTATGCAAGTGATTGACGATGAGTATGCAATGATTTTCGTGCAGCGTTTATCCAAGGTGCAGGAATCAGCAGACAAACTTGCGGAAAAAGGCTATTATGATAAATATCTGGAAGAATACAATGCGGAAGAAATTTTTCAGGAAAGAGCAGATCTTTATAGGAGATTAAAAAATGGCGATGAAACCACGTAAAATGATGAAAAAAGGCGGCGCGGTCAAGAAGATGCGGGCTGGCGGTATGGTAAAGAAGATGCGTGGCGGCGGTATGGTAAAGAAGATGCGTGGCGGCGGCATGGTAAAGAAGAAGTAACATGGCTACATCCGGCAGCACAGATTTTGAGCTAGACGTTTCCGATTACATTGAGGAGGCGTTTGAGCGCTGTGGTCTTGAGGTTCGTACTGGTTACGACCTCAAGTCTGCCAAGCGGTCGCTCAATTTAATGTTGGCTGAGTGGGCAAACCGTGGTCTAAACCAATGGACCATTGTTCAAAGAACACAGGCTCTGACACAAGGAACGGGCAATTACGCTTTAAATAACGATGTTATCGACGTTTTATCGGTAATTGTGCG